TCTATTGTAAAGTCAGCTTGACCGATAGATTGTAATATTTCAGACTCTTCTTTTGAGTAGTGATTACCAAGAGTAAAATCTATACCATCTCTTGCTTCAACATCCCAATCTCTACGTGCATCAGCATAACGTTGAAATATTTCTCTGTTATCTTTTGCCTTTTGGTCTTCTTTGATTTGAGCCATACTTGTTACCTTGCTTTGTTATTTTTTTTGTTTGCAGCTTCTGCTTTTAAATCGTATTCTGACTTCATTTTTGGAATGTTAGTTTTATTCTTTGTGTTATATCTGTCAATAGCAAAATTTTGATATTCAGAAGTAAATCTTTTTCTTATTGAATCTGCTTTTTTATAAGCTTTTGTTAGTAATCCTATAGTATCTATTTGTGCCACTATGCTTCCTCTTTTAAATATGGTTTTAAAAACTCTTTGTAAAATTCTTTATTACGCCCTAAAGGTTTTCTATTTCCTTCTGGGTCTCTATATACTCTTTCATAGTGCTTAAACCCCTCTCTTGTTGGGTCATCTTCTATTGCACCTTTAACATCATTGTGCATTAAACACTTAGATGTTGTTGGAAACCCTTTTAGATTTCCTATGTTAAAACAATAATCAGCTAAAGCGTGCTTTAGTCTTTCATCTACGTTTTTCCACTTTACACCTTTTGCAACGCAATAGTTTTTTGCGTGCATCAAAGAAATAATTGCTTCATTCTCTAATGTTTGCTCTACTTCTAAAATAGACATTCCAGCTTTTTCAAGAGCATTTTGCTCTGAAAGTGTCCTTATTTTATATCCATACCCAATAGTTTTAAAACCACCTTCTGGAGAATCATAAGGATAAAATATTTCCCCTACTTTATTCTTAAACCCTTCAACCCTTTTTAAGTAGCCAAGGTATTCTTCTAATGTATAGTCAGATACCATATCCCTAAAGAATTTACTTCCACTTAATACACGAAATCTCATATTTTTAATCCTGTCATCCAATTTATTTTTGTTCGTGTTTTTACTGTAAAGTCATCTGGTCTTTCATACTCGTCATTTGTCATAGCACCACTTCTTGGTGGCTTTGCAAAAAAGTCAGCATAGTACAATCCATCTAACAAGTCATCATGCCTTCCTTTTGGAAACTCAAAAATTTCATCTAAAAGCTCACTATGTTCTTTTCTTATATATAGTTTCTTTGAATTAACAATACTCCCTAAAGACATTTCCAGTCTATCTTCTTTTTTAATACCGTGTGGAGGTCTTACTCCTTTATTAATACCAGGAAGCAATCTTTTTTCTTTCCTTGCCATGCGTTCTACCATATCACGAACCATTTCTTGTGCCCCAACTGTTTCAACAGAGCATCTTCTAATTGGTGAATACTTCTTTGCCATTTCTAGAATTTGTTCTGGCATATCAAATGCTGGTATCTTCCCATGGTAGTAATCAATAACATATCTATTTTTCTTTGAATCTATACCCATAACCATAATTACTTGATAATCAGAGGTTGCTGTAGCTGTATGTGCTAAGTCAACACCCATATATGTATAAATAGGAATCATTTCTTCGTCATTTTTTAGATAAGAAAAATTACCATCGCTATAAAAATCATAGTTATGATACCTGATATTATCTAATTGGAATGTAGCAGATGCACTATCCCTAGCATCGTTTAGATATTCTTGAGCAAACTTGTCTACCTTTCCAGCTTCAATATATTCTTGTCGTTTTTTCTTAAGCTTAGATACTGGGAACTGTTCTTCCCATGTTGCTTTTCCGTCTTCTAAGGCTCTAATGAATGTTACATCCCAAGGATATTGTTTTTTTAATTTTTCAGACTCTCTCCATCCATCTACAATGTTTTGTAAGAATGCGTCATAATGTACTATTGTGCCTGATAACCATATCCATCCCTCTTTTCCTGGACTTTCTTCTAATGAAGGATATACGGTAGATACAATCCATTGTTTGATTTCGTCTCTTCTTGTGGCTGTCTTAGTGTTAAGCTCTGATTCAAAGTCGTCAAGGATAATACCAGTGTACCTTGTATCAACCTCTGCACGACCCCTTAAACGCTGTGAAGTACCTTTTGCTATGATACGATGCCCTTTTGTAGTAATAAGGTCTTTTTCGGTCCATCTCTTGCCTTCATCACCACCACATAGATTTCCAAAGTAATATCGTATTGCTTCGTTTTCTTCTAAGTGAGAGCGAATATACTTGACGTGGTCAATAGACTGACCTTGCTCTTCAGCTACCCAAGCCATAAACATTGACTGGTCTTTTGGGGTATAGCATAACTTATGCATAATAGCTGCTTTCATTAATACTGATTTTCCAAAACCTCTGGGAAGCACATTACAAGTACGTGCCCCAGGTTTTGTACTAATTAATTTTTTACCAAGGTCATAGTGAAATTCAGGTGAAGCTGATTTATGTAAAAAATCATTTGGTAAAAATAACTTACCAAACAGTATTAAGTCTTTGGATGCTTTATGAAGCAGCACCTCTTTTTCAGATATACTAAGCTTTTCCATTGTTTTCAATAAACTCCCTACTAAAGCCGATTAAATCCATATCGTTATCATACATACAAAGACATGGGCAATCAACAGTAATATACTTTTCCATAGGTATTCCCATCATAGTGTTCATTAGAAAGTCGGTATACTGGACAGGAGACCTCTCAACCTTCACTTTCCTCTCGCACATCTGACAATCTAGGTATTTCTCTTTCTTGGCTTGCAATTTCTTTGACATTGTTTCCCTCTAATAGTTCCAACTGTTTAGGACTAAATCCTTTGAACAGCTGTATTGATTCTGTTTTTTGTTCTTTCTTTCCTAGTAATCCAGATATTTCCATCAACATCTTAAGTGAAGATATTTTATCGCTATCTCTTGCCTCTAGGTTATCCACGATTTCTTTTGTCTTTAATAGTAGATACTTAGGAGTAATCTCTGTTTCATCTAATATTTTTTCTATTTCTTTATCAATCAAGGTTTTTATCCTTTCTGTTTTTAATAACATACTACTTTGTTCTTTGATATAATTATCAGACTTAGACATAGGGTAAGCTCGTTTAAACGCCTCCGTTATTCCTTCGCCTTTTGCTATATATCTTGCAAACAAAAATTCTTGCTTAGAGGGATTAACTCTTTCTTTAAATACAGTACTACTGTTTTTCCCACTAAACGCATATATACTCTCTTTTAACTTTCCATCCATCTTAACGGAAGGAGCACAGTTAAACATACCAATCGCTGTGCGTACATATCGTTGACTGTTGATAGTTCCACGTTCTAACACCTCACAAACCTGCCCATCATCTGTTAAGGTCCATGAACTTACTGGAGCGTTTCGCCAATCATCTTGTACGTCTTGTAATGGCATAGCCTGCCTGAGCTCGTTGATATTATCGTATACAATGTGCTCCTTACCCTTTATAGTTCTTTGCTTCACTTACGGTGAATAATATATTCTGGGTCTTTATCACTTAGTCTTATCTCCACCCATCCTTTTGTTTGTGGTTCAAACATAGCATAGCGTGCATATTCAGCATATCCTATAAATGAGCCCCCACGAACAAACCATTGTCGCTTAACTTTTTCATCATCTTGCATAATTTCAAACGAATCTACTGGTTTTGCATATAGTTGGTGATTATGTCCTAAGTAATACATATCAGCGTCTGGGAATATGTTTCTAAGCTTAATAAGCTCTATATCTCCGTTTTTACCTCCACTCTTTCCATGACCACTTGCAAATGTAAAGCGACTATGCTTATAATTTATTACTGCATAGCCTGGGAATGGGAAATAAGGCACTTCAAGGTCTTCACATAGCACACGAATTATATCAATTCCTGCTAATCGGACAGAACGAAGTGTATCATGATTACCTCCACGCATAAATACACACTTATTCATAATAGGTCGTACCATTTTTACAAATTGTGAGTATTGTTCATTGTTATCAAACGCTTGGTCTCCTTCAGGTATGTGGTAATTAGGTGGAATAAACTCCAACATGTCACCGTTTCCAAACCAGAGAGCATTTGGGTCATCTTGGATAGCCTTTATAGCTTTTAAAAACAATGCTCTATCAAAAACCTTACTACCAACATGTATATCTGTAAGGCAATGCAAGTTTACTTTTGATTTTTTAGTGTTATGCTCTAATATTTTACCTGGATGTATCATTTTTTTCTCCGTTTTCTGAGTCAGTATACATTTTATATTCTTGTTCATACATATAGTAACTCAATAGTATTACGCTATAATTTATCAAATCTAACATCGTGTCTTCTACTTTTTCTTCAGCGATGGCTCTTTCTCCATTTCTCTTCAACAAGTTAGATATTCTAGCTATTTTATCAGAGATACGAACAAGAATACCAGTTGATGTATCGCATATCTTAAGTGCTTCTACCATTTCAAAGTTAGAGAATGGTTCTTCTGTTTGTGCGTAGTCTGTGTTCTTATCGTCGCAAAGCGATTTAGCTTTCTTTATTATTGCGTCGTAGTTTGGAATCATAGTTTCCTCCTGATTTTTTCCATAAGTAATCACCAAAACCTAATTGATATAAGTTATTAGCAACTACCTGGACTTGTGTTTCTGTCATTTCTAAACTTGTACCGTATGTTATTGCATGCATCACTTCATGGCACAATACTTCTAAAATCTTACTATCTTTCATACTATGCTCTAATATGATTTCACAATTACGCATAGAGATTGCTCCCAATATCTCACTGTCACCTGAGCCAAAGTCAGCCTTTGCTCCAGATATAAAGCGAATATCGTAATCATGTCCATTGATAGATAGATTTAATGTTCTATTTTTTGGTAGCTTTAGTTTTTTCATCTGCTCCCTTTTCTATTTCATCTTGTAAATATTTATTAAATTTCTTGGTGTCTTTTTTCATTCCTATATATTTATTAATGATTGATTCATGTATCATTAGTTTTTCCATTACTTGGAACATATCTTTCCTTAAGAGGGCAATGTTATATACCAGCTCTTTATTCGTAGGCTTTGTCTTTTTCTGCTTTGCCATACTATTCTCCTTTCTTTGTTTCTGTTATTAGCGTTAATAGCGACGTAATAAATGCTTCTTCTAATGACGCTACACTAGAATCAAATGCTGCATTTGTCACTTCTATTGCTATCTCTAGTTCTTCTTCTGTAATAATAGATAGAAGGTTCTCATCTAAAGGGTCTTCATTGTAGTCTGGGTAACTAAGTGCCATTTGACACCATTGTCTATATTGATACTGTACACTCTCTCTTGTAATAACACCTAAACT